GTGCAGCTCAAGGAACTGGGGCTGAATTCACAGCAGGCCGCAGGCTTCATGGGTATGGTCGAGATGTCCGGTCTTGATACCTCGGCAGCCATGATGGGCTTAAAGACCGCCATGAAAAACGCGACGAAGGACGGCAAGACGCTGGATCAGGCGATTGCCGGTTTCTCCGCCACCATGAAGGGCAACGGCTCTGAAACAGAGAAGCTGCAGGCAGCATACGACCTTTTCGGAAGTAAGGCGGGCGCGGCAATCTACAATGCCTGCGCAACCGGAAAGCTGAACCTGGATAATCTGTCCGGCTCCCTCGGTAACTTCTCCGGGAGCGTCGAGAACACCTTCAATGAAACGCTCGACCCGATTGACCAGTTCAAGATGACCATGAACTCCCTAAAGGAAACCGGAGCCGACATCGGAAACAGCCTTGCTTCCGTACTTGCGCCGGTGCTGAAGGACATCTCCAATGCCCTGAAATCATTCTCGCAGATCTGGAGCGGCATCCCGGAACCGGTACAGCAGGTCATCATCAAGGTCGCGCTGATTGCAGCTGCAATCGGGCCGCTTCTGGTGGTCATCGGCAAGGTCATCTCGGCTGTCGGTACCATTACCTCCGTCATCGGTACCCTTACTCCGGTGTTCGGGGCCTTGAACGCGGTCATGCTGGCAAACCCGATCATCCTGATTATTGCGGCAATCGCTGCGCTGGTCGCAGCATTCATTTATCTTTGGAATAACTGCGACGGCTTCCGGCAGTTCTGGATCGACCTCTGGGAAGGCATCAAGCAGACTGTCATTACCGTGTTCACGGCAATCAAGGATTTCTTTGTTGCCACATGGCAGGCAATCCAGACGGTATTTACGACCGTCGTCACAGCCATCGGCACCTTCCTTACGACCGCATGGAACACGATCAAGACCACGGTTGAAACCGTCATGACGGCTATCCAGACGGTGATCTCTACGATCTGGAACGGAATCAAGACTTTCTTTGAAACCATCTTTACCGCGATCCAGCTCGTCGTGACGACCTATTTTGAAATTTATAAAACAATCATTACAACCGTTCTGACAGCGATCAGTGTCGTTGTCACTACCATCTGGAACGCCATAAAAACGGTCGTAACCACTGTGGTCAGCGCGATTCAGACCTTTATTACAACGGCGTGGAATACCATCCAGACCGTTACCAGCACGGTCTTCAATGCGATCCATACAGTTTTCACCACCGTTTGGAACGGCATCAAGAGCGTGGTCATGGGCGTGGTGAATGCCATGCAGACCGGCATCTCCACGGCTTTCAACGCAATCCACAACACGATCTCCGGAATCCTGAACGGCATTAAGGATGTGTTCAGCAGCGTGTTCAACGGCATCTGGAGCTTTGTATCCGGAATTGTAGATAAGCTCAAGGGCATCTTCAATTTCAATTGGGAGCTGCCGAAGATCAAGCTGCCGCACTTCTCCATTTCCGGCAGCTTTTCGCTCGACCCGCCGTCCATCCCGCATTTTTCTGTGGACTGGTATAAGAAGGCAATGGGAAACGGCATGATTCTGGATTCGCCGACCATCTTCGGAATGAGCGGCAGCAGCCTGCTTGCCGGAGGTGAGGCCGGTGCGGAAGCCGTCGTCGGTGTTTCATCCCTGCAGGCCATGATCCAGAATGCCGTAGCAAGCCAGACCGGCACGATGGTAAGCGCGCTCTCTGCGGCCCTTGAAAATGTGAGTGGCGGAGGCGACATCACCATTCCGGTTTACCTTGGAGGCACGCTTCTTGATGAAGTCGTGGTTAACGCGCAGACAAGGCAGAACCTGCGGTCAGGAGGCAGATAACATGGCATATATTCAATACCTTACCTTTGAAGGTGAAAAACTTCCGCTTCCAGATTCCTACGATATTTCCATGGATGATGTGGAGGCGGATTCCTCCGGGGAAACGGAAGCCGGAACCCGGCAGCGGGATGTCATCCGCGCAGGAGTTCATACCATTGAAGTAGCTTTTTCGGTTTCTCCGACCTGGCTGAAAAAGCTCACGGTCTATAAGCAGATGCCGCGTATCCATGTGGCATTTTTTGATACGGAAACCTTGGACATCCATCAGGCAGAAATGTATGTGGATGGATTCAAAACCAAACTTAGGAAGGACACCTCCTACAAAGGCTTGTGGACGGTGTCCTTCACACTGAAAGAATACTGATGAAAGGGGTGTTCTTATGTATACAGTAAGCTCCGCATTTCTTACAGCCGTACAAAAGAACACCCGCAGTTATTCATGGTCGGGCACCATTACCACGGCAAAAGGTACGGTGTATCTATTTTCCAATGCTGATATCGTCAAGGGCAGCGGCTACATCACGCATCAGTGCTGCGGAAGCAGTGAGATTGAACTGGGTACGGTGTATGCCGCCGAGCTTGGCCTTACACTTGCCTTGGCAATCGACCGTTACACACTGGACGGTGCACAGGTGGAACTTTTCTATCATCTGCGTCTTGATGACGGCACGGAAGAAACGGCTCCGATGGGCATTTTTGAAGTCTCCGAAGCCAACCGAACAATCAACTATCTGGAAATCAAGGCATACGATCATATGCTCTGGTTTGAAAAATCCTTCGGCAAGGCGATCTCGACAGGCACGCCTTACCAGTATCTCACGTTGGCTTCCAAAGCCTGTGGCGTAGATCTTGGGATGGATCAGGCGTACGTCGAAGCGCTGCCAAACGGAAAAGAGGTATTCGGTGTCTATACGGACAATGATATTGAAACCTGGCGTGACCTGTTGTTTTACCTTGCACAATCCATGGCCTGTTTTGCCACGATTGACAGGGCTGGAAAGCTTCTGTTCAAGTCCTATGGGACTTCGCCAGTCCTTAACATCCCGAATACGCAGCGTTTCACCAGCAGCTTCTCTGATTTCAAGACCCGGTACACAGCGGTCAGTTCGACCAATCAGCGTACCAAAACCGCTGAATATTACGCGCTCGACCCCGATGATGCTCTGACGATGAATCTCGGCGTCAGTCCGCTGCTTCAATACGGCTTGGAAGAAACCAGAAAACGCATTCTGGAAACTGTCCTGAACGCCATCGCGCAGATTGACTATGTTCCGTTTGATTCGACGACCATCGGAAACCCGGCCTTGGATGTCGGGGATGTACTGACCTTTTCAGGAGGACATGCCGATGCCGAATCGCGTACCTGCGTGACGAGTTTCACCTATAAGATCAACGGCAAACACTCCATCCGCTGTGTCGGTAAAAATCCGCGCCTTGCCGATGCCAAAAGCAAGAATGACAAGAACATCACCGGCCTTCTGAATCAGGTGGAGGCCGGGAAGATTATCTACTACAACTTCGTCAACGCTGCGCCTTTTACGATTGGGATTTCCGCACAGGAGATTCTATCCATCGAATATGTGGCTGCTGAGTCAACCAGTGCGACCTTTCTTGCGGAAATCCTGCTGGAATCGGTACCGGAATCCGGCACACAGCAGCTTCCCGCCACGGATGCGTCCGGCAACAAGCTGACCATCAACGCGCCAGCGGACAATAGCGTAGTGCTGAAGGTTACCTATAAAAACGATTTGACGGAAGATACCACCTTTTATCCTGTTGGAACCTACAAAAACGGCAAGCATACCCTGACCCTGTTTTATCCCATCAGTGCGGTTGCTTCCAACACTACGCGGCGGTTCTCAGTACTGCTTTCCTGCGAATCCGGCTCCGTTCATATCGGTGAAGGTCAGATACGGGCTACGCTCAGCGGCCAGGGACTTGTATCCGGTCTGTCCGGTTGGGATGGCCGCATCAATATTTCTGACTTCATTGGAAGATTGGATACCGGCCTTCCGTTCCCGTATGCGGTTGTCGCTTTCGATGGAACAGCTACCGTGCAGCCGATGCCGCCGCAAGGAGCGGAGACCACGGATATAGCCGCCCGCATCCACTACGATGGTCAGCCGTTTGTCGTTCTTGCACTCAATGAGAATCTGACGGATACCATCATCATCAAAACCTTTACGTTGGATACGGAAAATCCCGGCCAGTATGATCCTGCGCTGGTTGAAATCTCCTCCGGCGCATTTGTTCTGAAATCCGATTACATATTTACCGGGCAAGCTGATTCCATCAATTATGGCTTGCTGGAGCGGTTGGCTCTGGACAATACGCAATTTGACCGGATCGACAGTTTGGAGGTGAGCCTTTGTTAGTAAATGAATCAAAATACAAATGGAAGCCGTGGACGCAGCCGGTTTTTACAGCTGATGATACCTGGGGACAGCTCACTGCCAGCAGCATTCACAACGTGAGCGGCGTTTCCTATGCTGCGTTTCTGGCACTGGACGGCAATCCGGATACGCAGTGGGAAGGAAGCGAAGGCGTGCTGGTGGCTACCTTCCAATGGCAGTTTCCAGAGCCTTTGCGGATTTACCGCATTGAGCTTGTCAATAAAGCATCCGGAGGTACGATGGTCACGAAAAATGTAACCGCCTATGCGGATGCGGAAAAGACTGTAGAAGTAGTATCAGGCACCTTTGCCCTTTCCGGGCGCAGCACACTCCAGCTTGAACCAGCTTCGCCCGTTGCTACGGATTGTCTTGTTCTTGCGCTTTCAGGTGAAAGCAAATATGTCGGCCTGTCAGAGATAACCCTGATTGCGGAGGAAGGCATTCAAAAAATCGATCTGACAAGCCTTTATAACACGGCAGACGGCATGACTATGCTACGCGACACGCTCAATGATGACGGCACCGACACGCTGACGGGGCTGGGCGGTTTCTTTTTCAACAATCTGGAGGCAAAAAATCTCTATGTCAGCGGCAACCACTGGATTGGATTCGGCACGGCGTCCGAGCAGCTTCAAATCCTGCGCCGTGACGGAATCTGCGACCATTTGTACCGAAGCGAGGGTACCATCGGCGCGGCGATTCCGTATGTAAAGTTGCGGTGGGAAGGCTATACCGTCTATAACGCAAGAGCAGATGCAAACCGCCTGATCTTTGAGCTGTTCCTTCTTGGCAACAATGATATGATTCTGAATCTGATCCAGACGCCAACCGGTACGAGCTATCTTGGCACCTCAGCGCTGATCTGCAACGGGCAGACAATGGCTCTTACACTGGCAAACGGCGACGGTGCCGGGAAGCGCGTGTCATTTTATCACCGGGACGCCAAGGGCATGGACTGGGTGATTGATTATGCGGAATATACAGAAAGTGACAGCTATACGAGCCGATTCCTCATAAGAAACGGCACAACGTATTACCGGGTGGACACGATCAAAGATCAGGATCTGAATGACGTGCAGGTTTTAACGCAAGTCGATATCCAAAACCTGACCGCCGCCATGTTCCTGAAATTTGGCTTCATTGATCCGCCGCCCGGCACATTACTGATTCCGTTATCTGCGCCGGAAATCATCTTCTGGACAGCCAATCCCTTTAAAATTTCTAAACCAAGGGCTGTGCTGAAAGCTTACCCGCATCCGCAGACAATTTCCGTCACCGTTGATATGTCCAGTGCCAGCATCCAAAGCCTGCGGCTCATTTCAGCCGAATATACCGGGCATATTGGGGTGAGATATTCCGTGGATAATGGCACAAGTTACTGTGCAGAAATGACACTGGCCGCGTTTTTACATACGGATGTGGCGCAGCTTTGGGCCAGCTTGCCCGCGAACCGGGTACTGCTTCTGGACTTTATTCTTTATGAGGATGCCCAGCTGACCCGGTTCAAATTCACCTACAACAATTAAGGAGGTACGCCATGCTCAAAGGCAAAACCATCATTGAACTGACGGATGTTCATTCCGATCAGAAGGAGCGTCTGGAAGAAAGCAATATGATCACAAACGCTCTGACAAAATTCTTCGAGCCGCTGGGACATCTCAAGAATCCCGATGCGCTGTTCAATACGCAATCTCCCGCCTATGCGAATGCGCTGGGCGGGCTGCTGATGTTTGATTCTGCGCTGGAGGAGCGGCGCGATCTTTTGTTTGCTCCTCCCGGTGTGAATCTGACCGGCTGCGCAGTATACGGAAAGCAGAATGACACTACTGGAAAAAAGCGGGGCGCATACAATACGACCGAAAGCGAAGTTAACCGTACAGACCGCTATATTAAGTATGTTTATGACTTCGCTACAAGCCAGGCGAACGGCACCATTGCTTCCATCTGCCTGACCCATACGCTGGGTGGCTATACAACACTCGGTGCGGATGACGCGGTTCGGGCATCCGGGATCAACCCCATGTTGAACCTCTGCTCCGGCACCATGCATTATGTTTATCCGGGATACACGGGAGGCAGTACGGGAGACCGAACCACCTACATTACACCGGGCACTACGGAACTGCTTTTCGTAATCGACAAGGATGAGGATCTTGCTTATTATCTGAAAATCAGCAGCAAGACCTCCATTTCCATTGTGAAGCGCCGTGCCAACCTCAAGTCTGTATCGGTTTTTGAATCGCCTTGTAAGGAGCACACCATACAGGAGCAGTTTACGCTGCCCGATCTTTCACTCGGCCTTTTGAACGCCAGTTATTTCTCTTACAATTTCGATAACGAGGAAAAGGCACTGTATCTTGTCTCAACGGCGGATACCAGTTCACTTGCGGCGGGCGGAACCTTCCGGGTAACTCGAATCTCCTTCGGCGACTGGGCAGTAACTGAATATACCTGCACCAATCAGACTAATGCGCCGCTGGCAATCAACAGTTCTGCTCATTACACCGTTTTCATTTATCGCGGGTATCTGTATGTGAAAGGCTACAATACCCCGTACACGCTTTACAAGATCAGCATTACCGATCCAGCCGATGTCACGCAGATACAGATGGACAGCAGCGTAACACTCAACGCCTATCCGATATTTGCACTTAACGGCCGGATTTTTCTGGAAGCCATGAGCTCCTACGAAGGCTATGGCCGTGCTTATGTTCTGGATACCCAGACCAATCGTCTTCAGATGATGGAAGCATATCTTCTCTCTGGTTCTTCCAGTTATACTGCGGCATATACACCGTTTCTCGGAGACGATTTTTACTTTTATGTCAGCTATGGCACCTCTACTTCCGGCTCGATACGATGTCCGGCGATGTATCTGGCGACCATAAACAACCTGACAACGCCAGTCACCAAGACGGCGGATAAGACCATGAAGGTCACATACATCATTCAGGAACAATAAAGGGATCAGGCAGCTATCCATGACGGGCAGCTGCTTTTTTCATGCAAAAAATCAAAGGAGGAATTTCTCATGAAAGAATTCTGGAACACGTTACAACTCGTTTTCGCCGCTGTCGGCGGCTGGCTTGGCTACTTTCTTGGCGGCTGCGACGGAATGCTTATTGCGCTGCTGATCTTTGTCATCTGCGACTACATCACCGGTGTCATGGGCGCGATCAGCGACAAAAAGCTCTCCTCGGCGGTCGGTTTTCGTGGCATCTGCCGCAAGGTATTGATCTTCATTCTTGTCGGCATCGCAAACGTCATCGATATCAATGTGCTCGGACAGGTCGGTGTCCTGCGGACGGCGGTCATCTTCTTTTACATCTCGAATGAAGGTCTATCCCTGATTGAAAATGCTGCCCACCTTGGGCTTCCGATTCCGGGAAAGCTGAAGGAAGTGCTGGAGCAGCTGCATAACCGTGATGAAAAAGACACGGATAAGGAGGAAAAATAACATGGCTACAAAAGGAATTGATGTATCGGTATGGCAGGGCGCGATTGATTTCAACGCTGTCAGGAACAGCGGAGTAGATTTTGTAATCATCCGCGCAGGCTACGGTACAAGCTCAAAAGACAAGTACTTTGAAGAAAACTACAGGAAGGCAAAAGCTGCCGGGCTTCATGTCGGCGCATACTGGTACAGCTACGCAGACAGCTTCTCTGAAACTCTACAGGAAGCTGAAATGTTCCTGTCTGTCCTTGCCGGGAAGCAGTTTGACTATCCTGTTTTCTTCGACATGGAGGAAAAGAAACAGATCGAAGCCGGGACGGAATTTTGCTCCGGACTGATCAAGACCTTCTGCGACAGGCTGGAGGCTGCCGGATACTTTGCCGGTTTTTATACTTCGGCATCTTTTGCGGGATCTGTTGTGACGGATGCTATCCGCAAACGCTACTGCTACTGGTGCGCCCAGTGGGCCGATGCCTGCAGCTATGAAGACTCCTGCGGGATCTGGCAGCACAGCTCGAATGGCTCCGTTCCCGGCATCAATGGCCGCGTGGATATGGACTGGTCATATCAGGACTTCCCATCAGTCATCATTGGCAAAGGATTTAATGGGTATCCTCGGGCAGGAAGCGAAACTCCTGTGCCAGCAGTAACTATCCCTGTATCTTCCCAGCGCGACCGTGTTCTTGCGCAGGCCAGAGCCTGGATTGGAAGGAATGAATCTGACGGCAGCCACAAAGAAATCATTGATGTCTACAATAACCATAAGCCTCTCGCCAGAGGCTATGCAGTCCAATACACGGATGCCTGGTGTGCCACCTTCGTTTCGGCTGTTTCTATTCAATGCGGAACAACTTCTATCATCCCGACTGAATGCGGATGCGGGCAAATGCTTATCCTGTTTATGGTGCTCGGCGAATGGGTCGAGGATGACAACTACGTCCCAGCTCCCGGCGATGTAATCTTTTATGACTGGCAGGACTCCGGGAGTGGCGATAATGAAGGATGGCCAGATCATGTCGGTATCGTGGAAAGCGTATCCGGTAGTGATATCACCGTTATCGAAGGCAACAAAAACGATGCGGTCGGCAGACGCACTCTGCAGGTAGGTGGCAAGTATATCAGAGGCTACGGCGTCCCAAAGTATGCTATAGATTCAAGCGAGACGCCTGTATCTTCAAAAACCGTTGATGAGCTGGCGCAGGAAGTGCTCGCCGGAAACTGGGGCAATGGCAAAGATCGTAAGAATCGTCTCTCTGCTGCCGGTTATGATTATGATTCCGTGCAAGCCAAGGTGAACGAGCTGTGCGGCGTCCATAATGAACCTCAGCCTGTTTATTACACCGTGAAGTCTGGCGATACGCTCT